GGGCTTTTATTTCAGATGATTTTCCCATGTTAGGAAATTCCTTTCAATGTTTTCATATAATTATTAGTAAGTTTTTTTGGTTTATTAAAGCGTATCATCCATTTGTCTTGATTTTCCCAGTTAGGAAATCTTTGCCATAATTTTGATACAATAAATGATGTGGATTCTTTTGTTTTGGAAATCATATCCATTACGCATATATCCATTACGGATTCTTCTTCTTTGGTAAATTGTTTAATTGAAAATAGTAAATTTAAAATATTGTTATTGAACTTATTTTCTAATGCATATGTTACACATACACCATTAATACCATTTTTGTCTGATGAAACTATAAGATAATTGTTATTAAAAGACCAAATTAAGTAATCAGTAAGTTCTTTATCGTTTAATGTAAAAGGCTGACCTCTTCCAGAATATCTATTTTCTTTGATAAAATCTGTTAAGTCAGAAAGAAGCATATCAATATCCTATAGCAAACCATCTAGGGGCTCCTGTATTGCCTCTTACACTTCCAGAGTAAGTCAATAAAGCAACAAAAGAACTTGATGTTTGAGGGCCATTAATTTGCCAAAAGTTTTCTGCTTGTGCAACAGGAGATGTTACAGTAGTTGCAGTTGCACTTGTTACTTGAACCGACAAACAAGCAGTAGGAAAAGGAATAGGAAATGTAATGGTTTGTGAATTATAAGTAGAAGTTCCAGCAGTTCCAACTCCCCATTGCATAATAAGACCATTTGGCAATGTAACATAACCATTTGTTAATTTGCTTACTGTTCCATCAACATATGTTTTGTTAGCAAGATGAGCCCCTATTGTTGGTGCTTGTGGTGCAGAAATATTTCCAACAACACTTCCAATAATTTGGGCTCCATCAAATATAGTAGTACCAGTTACAGTAAGTGTTCCATTAACATATGCATCTCCATTAATGTATTCATTTCCTGTAACATAATGACTTCCAAGATTCTTTGTAGAGGCAAGTTTAATGTAAGAAACTGTACCACTAGAACCAACAGAAACAGGTGATATTGAATATGTAAATAAATCTACAGATGTTACTGTAATTTTATATATTCCGCTGAATGCTGAATTAGAAGATGTAAAAGAAAGAACTTGACCAGTTGAAAGTCCATGAGCCGTAGAAGAAACAGTAACTAATATACCATTTACAGAAGCCCAAGATTTTCCTGTAACTTCAATTCCGTCATTAGGAGTTAAAGTTATGTCAGAATTAATTTGTCCTACAATATTAGAAGTTGTAAGATTAGTTATATTAGCAGTAGCACTAGTAAGAATTTCTGTTATTGAAGCCTTTCTAAGAGCAGTTGCTGTTTGGTCATATATAAGTACTAGGTCAGCACCATCAACAGCCCCAGAGATGGCTCCTTGTTCTGTTATAGCACCAGCCTGAAGTGTTGAATTGTCAACAAGGTCATTAAGTTTTTGAAAAGTAACCTGTTCAGTATCATGAAATGTTTGTCCTTTAGAAATTTGAGCCATGTTATTTTTTAGAAATTAAGTTTTTAACTTTCTGTGTAGCATATATAAAAGCAGAACGAATTGAGGGTCTTAAATTATCTGTTATAAATCTTAATTGCATAGAAGTACCATACTTACGAATAGGTACACGCCTAGTTTCATCATTGTTAGTTTGTGAACCATAATTGTCAATATGTTCTATGCTGTCATTATTTGATATATCAGCATAAGTTTGAATATGACCGCCAGCAGAAAAATTGTAATTTATTTCAGCATTAGTAAAACGCTTATCACTATAAGAATTAAATACATAACTTCTTGTTTTCAAAACACTGCTAATTTGATTTGACTGAAAAGAAGTTTCACTAAGGTATGCAGGAAGTCTGAATGGAAGAATGGGTGTGCCAGTTGCTTGACCAAACTCATCATAATCCAGTTCTTCCATCAAAAATACCCCTTCAGTTTGGTCTATATAAAATAATCGTCTTTGTTTGTCTTTTTTGGCGATAAGAAGATTCTTTACAAATGCAGAGCCAGCCTTAGCAAAAAAACAGTCTCCATATTCAGGAATAAGAAAAGCCAAATTTTCAGTAAATGAAGGTTTAATTACAAAAGCAGATTCAGGTATTTCTATTGTAAACACTCTGTCATCAAATGGAGCAGAAATTCCGTTGTCATAAAAACCTACAACTAAATAAGTGCCATTTGGCATTAAGAAATCAATTTCTGTTTCATCAACTTTATATGATTTTCCAAAATTCATATTTACTTTATCTCCTACTATAAGTCCATGAGGTTGCAATGGAGCAAGTTCTTCAGATGACTCAATAGTTAGGTAATAGTTTTTACCAAAATAAGTTAAAGATTCCCAACTTGGAGAAGCCTGTCCAATCCATCTATATGCCTGAAGTGTATTTACAACGCTAACAGAAGATGGATATAAATCTACCGATTCCCACTGTTTAAGTATAAAATTATATACCAACACAGCGTTATTATCAACCGAATTGTCCAAAGGAACGGCAAGATAATACCGTCCATTCCAATAGGTAGCAACAGCACCAGAAGCATAAATCCTGTTGATTCGTTGAATAACATCGTTAATTGGTGCTGAAAGTGGGTTTGCTTGAGTAAGCAACCTCATTGACTCATTAGAGCCAACTTGAGAAGGTTGCATAAAGTATACACCTGTATCAGAAAGAAATATAATACCACCATCTGCCTGAACTACGCTACTATTAGCAACACAACCTATGTCATTAACAAGTGTTTTTACAAAACAATCATTAGCAAGAGCATCACCAGTAATATAGCGTCCAAGTCCAATATTTACATAGAATATTGAATTACGCATGAATACAACGAATTCATTAAGAGTCCAAGGTGCAACTGAAACTACTTCATCATTGCTACCTTGATTAAATGTAAATGCATCTAAGTCATCCCAAGTATCAAAATCTAAATAATTACTTACACATACAGTATCTCTAACTCTAGGATGACCAGCAGATATATAACCATTACTAGCAGTTTGTCCTATAGCAATCATTCGATTACAATAGTAAATTAAACCTATGCAATTAGGAAATTTACTACCAGTTCCAGTAGTAGGAAATGCTGTAATAGTTGTTTGCAAGTCCCATTTCAATGGACGCTTGTCATGCCCACGACTGATATAAACATTATCTACTGCACTAACAACAGTACAACCAACAGTAGTATCAATTGTTTCTCCTTCTGGAAAATTTACCTTAGAAGAAATAGAATCTGTTTGTGGATTATATGTGTATAAACCATCACCTATAACAATAATTATAATTTCTTGTCCTGTAGAATCAAGATAAACACCAGACCCAAAAATCTGTTGATTTTCAAGAACTGATGCAGTTTTACGCTGAAGTCCTTTTCTTACCGTAGCAACACCACGGTCTAGTCTAAAATTCTGTGATTGACTGACTATCCCTTTTGACAATGAGGCAGGGTTGTCACGGCTATTAAGCCCGACAAATGCCATATCTCCGTCTTGTTGATAGTCATTAGCCATTACTTACCTGTTATGGCGTTAAGCAATTCTTTGAATTTATCAGACCATCTAGCACCTACATAAACACCGCTTAAAAAAACAATGCTAATAATGATAATCATTACTTAATAGGATGCTTAGGAAGTTCAGGAGCAATAGGAGCAGGAGTATACTTCCAGCCCTTAACTTTAATGTCAGCAAGTGCAGAAGCATTAGTGTTATAAATAGTAGCATCCCAAGCAGTAAAAATGCGTGTAGGCTTGTCTGCAGGAGCGTCTTTAAGTAGCATAACAGAACCGTTATCCACAAGGACGCAGGTCTTGCCAGCGGGAAGAATAATATCTTTAGGTGTATTCATAAGTATAAATTAAATGGTTAGGCAGGTGTAAGATGTTGAAGTGTTAGAATCGTAGATGCTGACTGTGGTGCATTGAATCCACACTCCATCCTTTCTGACATAGTGGTTTCCGTCAATGGGGGCTTCGGGGATTCCAGCAGTTGTTTGAATTGTGCTGTCTCCAAATGTAATTGAGCCTCCAGTTGATAGACTAACTCCAGTAGAACGCATTTGGGTCGTGTAGTTATCGTCCTGTACCGTGATTACATCGTGTTCAATGTATGTAGAGTGAGGAGTACCACTTACATCTTCAAAACCAATATATTCATTAGTAAAATATGCTGTGACATTTGGTGTGTCGATATGCTGGATGGCAATTGAATCGTGGGCAATTGTAACTCCAAGTTCATTTGTTGACTCAAATACCTTTAACACAGTTGGTGCAACTGATGTATAATACCCTGTAGTTGGAACAGTAATTACTGCATCAGCGTCCATTGAGCCGCCAGCCAAAGGAAGTCCAGCCACCGCCGCCGTAGTTTGAACGCTACCGTCTGAGAATGATACTCCAATTTGAGTTACAGATGTATCAAAGACGCCATCTCCAACAGAAAATCCATAATAACTAATTTGTGAACCGTAAGGAAAATTGGTAAAAAGTATACGAGAGTCTACTCCACTAAGTTCAAAATAAGTATTGTAACCATAAATGGTAGAATAACCAACAAGAGTTCCTCCAGAAAGAGGAAGATAACTTCCTAGTGCTGTTGATAAAGCAGTTCCATCAATAAATCCTAAGTTTGTTGCTGATGTATATTGAACTGAATTATCTTGGAAAGTAATGGCCTGTGTCCAAGCATTATTATTTCTAGTGTAACTTGTACCATCGGCAGGAGCATCAGAAAAGCCACCGACTGCCGCCGTTGTCTGAGTTGTATTGTCTGGAAATGTAATTCCATCCCAAGATACTTTTGTACCATACCCATTATTAAAACTTACAAGGCTAAGCATACCTCCACTATCTGCATCTAACTGAAGAGCATTTGTAGCACTACTTATTTTTACATAACCATCTACCCAAGTAAATTTATCATAATTTTGTGCAACTAAACTAATAGCATAAGCACCAGCAGCACCAATTGCAGTATTTTCTTGACGAATAGCATTATAACCATATCCACTTGTATTAAAACCAATTTCTCCAGTCATTGTTCCACCAGTCAATGCAAGACTAGGAACTGGAGCAGTTGATTGAGTTGTATTATCTGGAAATGTAATTCCATAATGACTAATATCAATACCAGTATTATTTCCATAATCCCAAGAACGAAGCGTAGTTCCTGCCACAGAATCTAGATAAAGAGGACGAGGTGTAGGCGAATTTTGTTCTGTAGTTCTTAGCCATCCTGCTTGCCAGTTGAATTCATAACCAACTGCACATACAAGGCTAAGACCATTACTTCCACCCTTACCAGTATCAAAAGTTCCAGCACCAATATACTGACCAGCAGTTCCAAAGACAATATTTCCAGTCATTGTTCCACCAGAAAGAGGAAGGCCACCACCGCCACCACCAGTAGCGGCAGTTGTCTGAAGTGTTCCATCAGCAAATCTTAAACCATTAGTAGAAAGTTCAGCATACACATCATCAATTCCTACTTGAAGACCACCTTGATATATAACTCCATAAGCAAGACTTGTTGTATCGTATGTATAAAAATCTCCTGTTTCAAGAATTGTAAATGAACTACCATCTACAAGATTAATTGGAGTTGCAACATTACCACCAGAAAATGAAGAACCTTGAACCCATACAATTGGGCCTTGTATATTAAAACTCATTAAACTTCAGAATAAGCAAGGTGAATAGGAGTTGCATCAACAGACGCATTGACACGAATAATTCCCATATAATTTTCAATAGAAAATAATTGACCAGCAGAAATCCTAATTCCATTGTCACCAGTAGAATTAAAAATAACTTCAATTGTTGCACCAGTTGTAGACTTATTTTGAACAATTACATTAATACGCTTAACGCCTACAAGAGCCGCCGCAAGAATTTCTGTGCTAGAGCCTGCTGTTGCAATCGTATCTATAGTTCCATCTTCATGTGTAAAACTACGAAGAAATGGAGAGGATGTTTGAATTATCGACATAAATTAGTAAGTTTTGTACATATTGATTCTTCCGAATTGTCCCTGCTGACGCAAGAACTTATCATATTCTAAGTCAAGAACTTCTTTTGACTTTGCTTCAAGTGAGGCGGCTTCTACAACCATTGTTTCAGATACAAACCAGTTAGCCGCCGCACCCCAAGACATATACATACCAAATATGTAAGGTATATTTATTTTAGTCCAAGCAGTAGGTGTGTTATTAGGATTTTGTCCAGCAATAGTAGAAGGAACATTACATATGTAAAAATTTCCGCTATGAGGTTTTCCAAGAACAGGCATTAAAGCACCTGTGCCAGAACCAGAATCAAAGTAAATCTGAACACCTTGAAAATAGGTCACAGCAGGGTCATAAGGGTCTCCTGTAAGGGCTGGAACTGGAAGTCGGTATAGATACCAGCCTTCAGATATAATGCTCATTACAATGACCTTTTTGACGGTTCCGCTGTCGTATAATGTGTATCCAATTTGGACTGCTCTAGTTGAATCCAATGGATTTCTATTCCAAACACCAAGAACTTCACTAGCAAGCGGGTCTTGTACAAAATAAGTAACTCCGTTGTCTTGAAGACTAGGTGGCCCTTCTGGTGGGTCAGTTTGTGTAGTAAAGTATTGCAGACGGACTACATCGTTCCATTGATTAGATTCCCAAGCCTCTTTTAGTCGGAATTGAGCAAAATCTCTAAATTGAGCAAATGTATCAGCATTTATGTTATTCCTATCGTTGCCAGTAAATTGTACTGCATCGAATAGAACTTGGCTGAAATCAACTGTTCTCATTTAGTTAAGAAACCGTCTGCGGTGAATATATGACCATTCACTACGGTCTTTTTGGCATAGTTGCGAACTGCCGTTTCTGGGTTATCTCTTAGGAATTCTTTCAGAAATGTATCATCCTCCCAGCATTCATATCCTAGTCGATGGCCCCAATAATGCCACGATGTAGCAGGAATTTTCGCTATTGGTCTGCCGATGCCATCGACAGCCTTATGTTCATTAAATCTATCAAAATGACCGCTTTGTTTAGCAGTCTTTCTAGCATCAACTTCTTGCATTCTCCAACCATGGAGGAGTTCCTCCTTAACCCTATTTCTAAGGTCGGGAGGAACTGCCTCTGCCAGACTTTCGATAAAGTCTGACACGGATTGGTTAGGCCGAGAAGTTAAACACGCCGAATGCCAAAGGATTGTAGACGCAAAGTCCAGCAACCGCTTCAATCATTCTCGCTTCACCGCCACCGTAGTTCGGGAGAGCAGTCACGCCAGCAACATTGCCGCCATAACGAACTTCCAGAAGGTCGAACGGAATAACGAAACCCTTATGAACATCACCAATACCAGAACCATCAATATTGATGAAATGCGAAGGGTGAAGTCTCAACTTACCGAAATCGCCTTCAAAGATATCAACCGAGGAGATGTAGGTAGAGGCATCCGATTCTCTGTTAAGAGTGCGGATAGCAGACTGGGTGTTGGTGGAGCCAGAAGAAGGAGTCGTGTAAGCAAGATTCGTAAAGGCTCTCTTAAGTGCAGAACCGCAAACGAGGTCAAAGTCACGGAACTGACCAGTCTGTGTGTAGATACCTGTGAGGACATTCTGAACAACAGTTTCAGTTAGAGCCGCAGTGCCGACAGTCGAAATATTGGCTGTAGGAGTCTGGAAGGCCGCAGGAATAGCATGAGTAGGGTCTTGACCACCACTGCCAGCCGCTTCAAGCCACTTACCAAGACCTCTGGTGAGGTAAGGGTCTGTGCCATCATCAGCCTGCATAGCGTTGTTGGAAGAGATAGTGCTTTCCATGTCACGCTTAAGTCCCTGAATGCCCTTAGCAACATTGTTAGCAAGTTCATCACGGACACCAGCAACAACAGCGATATCCTGAGTAAGAGGAGACACACGGACTGCTCTACGGAAAATCTGGATGTAGTTGCTCAGTTCAGCACGATAAACGGTAGCACCATCCTTGACATAGTTTTCATAGGAAGTAACATCCGTACCATCGACTGTACCAGTTGTTCTGGGAGTCGGGAGACGGTCTGCCTGCCATCTGAAAAGAGTATTTCCAGGTTTGCTACCCTTCTTCGCCATGGAAGTGATTGGGGTGTCTTTTGCATCGACCATCGAGATGAGGTCTGCGAGTTCTTCTCTCTTACCAGACGAGAAGGAGGGTTCTGTTAGATTAGCCATAGTATTATATAGGTTTGTAGATTACAGGAATCGGTTTGCAATTATAGATGAAAGGTCATCTCTGTTACCAGAATTCAGAAAACGCTTCTGAGCCGTATTCGATTGAACTTGCTTTTCAGTAAGTCTAGCGGGTGAGGCTGAAGCCCTAGGTTGTAGTGGTGCTTTTGCTGTAGAGCCTTTTGTATTGCTCTTTATTGAAGCCTCTCTGGATTTTACTCCTCGGATATAATCTCCAAGCACCATCTTATAGTCAGGAAATCTTTGTATCTCTGGGAAGTGCTTCATGAATGTCTCTGCGATTTGTCTCTCAGTAGAACTCCTGTCCTTCCACCATGGATACTCTTTGTTAGCGACTTGTTCAATCTGCATAAAGTTATTCAGGTAATTCATTCTCTTAGGAAGATGCTCTTCAAGTGCATCCATCGCTTTGATTTTGATTTTCCGAACTTCTTCAGCAGTATATTCAATTTCGTCACCATCATTTTTCCTGACAACAGCACCATCGGGATTCATTTCGCACCATCTGCGAATCTGCTTGGCTTGGTCAGCCTCACGATTCACTTCATCAGGAGTTGATAAGTTGGAGTAAGGATTATCTCTAGTTGGAACCTGTGCTGGCTTTACAGCCTCTTGGCTCAGTCGTTCCATTTCGTTTTTAAGCCTGTCAACCTCAGCCTCTGCTTCTCTCCGTTTTGCGGTGAGTTTGTCGATGCGTTTCTTTACACCCTTTGGCAATCCCCTTTCAAAATCATCATCTTCGGACTTGGTTTCTTCGGTTTCCTCGGAGTCCTCGGTCTGATTTTGTTCGGGTTCTGTTTCTGTTAACTTTGAATGAACATCACTATTCTCGGAGTCTGCGGACTCCGCTTCAGAATTTTGGGAATCTGAAGGTTCCTCACTCTCCTTGCCTCCTAGGAGCGTCTCGCTAACAATGTCAGCAAGTCTGTTGTTATCAAATCTCTGGGCTAGAGATTCGTTCTTCGTGGGGTTATTTGATTCCGTCCCAAGGTCGGATGATTCGTTGTTTTCCATTAGATAAAGGTCTAAAGTCCTATATTACTATAGCAGGGTTTTTTGGATTAGTCCCAGAACTAATTGCAGTTAAAACCGCAAATTATAAAAAAGCAAATTATTTCTTTAAAAAGCCAATTTCTTACGAACCACCCTCAGGAGGTCTTCCTTGGTCAATAAGTACTTCATTTCTAGTATTCATAAGAACATCCTTAAATGCCATAAGAGCGTCAGCCCTTCCAGCATGCCATGCTCTATCTTCTCCTTTGTTTTCCTTAGATAAAGCAGTGGAAATCTCTGACTCAATAGATGCATCTAGAATCATGTGAATAGCCTTCCATGTGATATGGTTAGTTTCAAAGGCAAAACCATGTATGATTTCTTGTGGTAGCATTATTGCTGTTGAGGTTGCTGTTGGTCAGCCTGTTTAATTTGTCCCTGCATTTGCTGTGCCGCTTGTTGTGCTACTGGAGTTACCCCAGTTTTGCCAATTTGCTTGTTTTGCTGTTGCATAACAGACATTTGAAGATTCTTTACATAGTTCTCAAGTAAAGCCCTGAAATGTTGGTCAGATTGCATCTGTTGCTGTGCTTTGGGGTTTTTGCCCATAATATCTTGCAAATACTGTAGTTTAGTAGGTGCAGATGGGTCATTTTCAACATAATTAGCCTCATTTCCAAGCATCATTAGTCCAATATCAGATTGTGTATCTTTATACATCATTTGAGATGCTGTAGCACTTTCAACAATCAAATCCTTGGCCTTGTCTGGGTCAATAGCCTCAATAGCCGCCTTGACAAGTTTAGTCTTATCAATAACGCCAGCAGAATCAAGTGGCATAACAAATTGCATGATGGCTTTTAGTTTTTCCATTACAAAATCCGTATCAAGTTCACGAACATCATATTTAACCTGAAAATCATACTGACTAGATATGCTAGAAAGATTTTGAGGAATAGGTTTATTTGTTATATTTTGAATTTCAGCAGAATCCATGTACTGAAGCATTAAACTAAATATCATATTAAATGTTTCACTCCAAACATCAAGCCAACCATTAACAACAAACTGTTGTGTAGTCTGTGTTTTTGCTGGCATCACATTAGGATGATACATTCCAAAATAAGAAGCATGATTTTGTTCAACTCTTTCAATTAAAGCAAAAGCCGTTGTTGTATCTCCAGTAGGAGTAGGCATGAATCTATAATCATCAGGAGAAGTAACAGGTAAATGAATTCCTGGCCCTATTTTGTTAATTCCACCAAGTCTTTTCTTAACAAGAATTGGAGGCATCGTTGTAAACGCAGTTCTATCACGAATTGAATCATGCTGTGCTTTAATTTCTTCTTGGTCAGTAACAGCAACTTCTGGAACGCTTCTAGATTCCTGAATAGGTCTACGAATACGCTCTCTACGATAAATTATGAAAGGATATTCGTTGTGAGCATAACCTAAAAGTTTATGACTAGCAAAAATTTCACTTCCAGCCCTAGGACAAAATATAGTGCAATAAACTCCTTGAACATTGTCTTCATCAAGCAATTTAGAATATGCATATACGATTTCAATCATATGCATCTGACGATTAATCTGATAATTAATTAAAGAAGCCGCAGGAAGGATGTTAGGGTCATGGAAATTAGAACGAAGACCAGCAACACTTACTGCTTCCTGAACAAACTCATCACTCCATCCTTCTTTTTCAGCCATGGAACGAAGTTCCATTTCAGACATAAAACACCGTCTAAAAATAACTCTAGCATCCTGAATTTCGATTGTTTCAGGAGGAAAAGAAATTTCATCAAAAGGCTTTAATGCACTTATTGCAGGAAGATTCTTAGATTGATAAACTTCAGGAATTTGACATTTGCCAGTTTCACGAAGGTCTATTACTCCTTTAATTGTATCTTTTTGTTTAATTGTACTAAGGAATGATTCAAGAAGACTTACCGCAAAATCCTGTTGAGCAGGGTCAAGAATAGCCGCTGGCAAAGCCTTCATCAAACTATTAGGATTCTGTTGCATAACAGTCTGAACCATTTGATTAATATCATCCATAGTAGTGGTCTGATATCTAATTGAGTCTTCCTGCTCCCAAATTACATGTAATCCAGCCCAACCATATTGCATTGTATATTGTGCAAGAAGTTCGGCTTCATTTCTAATTTCTTTTCTTTTCTTAGACTGAGTATACCACTCCATGAGTATATTTGCTGAACTAGCAAAATCATAATCATCAAATACAGTTCCTTTAACCTTAACCTTACATCTATCAAATGTAGTCATGAGCATGGAAACCATGTCATTAATTGTTCTATCAATTATTCTAACACGAACATCAGATGCTCCTTCAAATGGGAAAGCCCCATCTCCTTCCATTCTGTTTTCACTGTGTTTCTTTCCATCTCTTGTCTGACCAGTCCATCTAGAAAGACGAATATCGTCATTTTCCATGATGTTAGCGACATTGCCGCCATTCTGAGTAGAACGATTATATTCCTGAAAGAGATATCTTACATCTGGAACATCAGTAGCATAAACCAGTTTATCTTGACTGGAATTATACTTAGTGTAATCAATATATTTTGACATAAATTAGTTTTAATAGGTCATCACGAAAATAACGCTTGTGTCCGCATTTTGTGGTTATTGTCTTAACCTTTTCTGTTTTAATAATACTTTCAAGTTTATTTCTGCTAAATCCAGTAAACGCCATTGCTTTTTTTCTAGATAAAAATGTAGGATAGAATATTTCCATTAGTAACTTCCTCCACCCCAACTCTTCATTGCTGAGTTTCCTTGATACTGCAAGTCCATGACCATTAAGTACCTCAAGCAGTCTATTGGGTCTTTTGTTGCCCCCTTTTCGCCATCTTGACCTGTCCACTCTTTCAGTGAGTATATTAAATTTTGACATTGTTCGCTAATATATAGTTTAGGTTTATTTTCTTCAGATAGGTCTTTAGCCATATCAAATGCAAATCCGTCATTAATCATAGCAATTCCTTGCTCTATTCGGATTCCAGCAGAAGGCTGAAAATGCATTGGTATTTCCCCATCGTCAAGCATATCTATTAGGGTTATTCCACCTTCATCTGTTACAGCCTTTGTGCCTCCAGCCCTAGGGTCAATATAACGCTCCCATATTTCTTCTCCACGCTCAAGTGTTAATATAAGTTCTTTATATTCATGTAAACTTCGTCCTGCGTTATTACGCTGGGCTGTTCCAGCCTTACCGTCTGCATCAGATGAAGGAACTGCCCATTCACCTTCGCTCTCATCTGGAAATTCACGATATATATACATACTGCCATCTTTAGTAACTCGCATCCAAAGCATAAACCAATTTCTTGCTCCAGCAGGGTCAACTACCATGTAGTTAGTTCCTTCCTCTGGTACTTTATCAGCAGATACAATATTAAGTTCAGGGCTAAATCTTGGAAATTGATTACCACTTACATTATCAGCCCAACCATATGCACGAATTTTAATTTCATATGGTTTCTTTCCAGACAACATCTTTTTTAACTGATTAAATGGATTGTATGGATTCAGTTGACTATGAAACCACATCACTGCATGGCTTCTGATACTTCCTTTGGCCTTATATGGCATATGTCCCCTAGGACAACCCATGACATTAATCATGTCTGGCAATAAGTCGCTTTGTTTTGTTTCAATAAACTTAGAATTACTTACATAATCCTTAACTACTGGAGTGTATCCAGAAATAGGAGTAAATGTTATAAGCAACTTTCCCATTCTAGTAACAATACGATATCTTAAAGTTTCAATCCAATCCATTGGTACAAGTTCATCACACCAAATAAAATCGACCTCACCACCTTCAATAACATCACGCTTTTGAGCGTAGTTCATAAAGAAACACTGACTTTTGTTTGGAAGAATAAAAGTATTATCGCTGAATCCATTCTTTTGAGTGTACTGAACATTTTGAATCTTATTCTTTTTAAGTTCTTTAAATTCACTAGGAAGATACTTATAAATTACATTCTGTTGCATCTGAATGCTTGATTGATTAGTAGTATGTAAACACCAGATTCTTGCATCCTTAATATTAATCAAAGATTGAACAACTCTTTTAGCGGCCCATTCTGTTTTAGACGCTCTGTTACCTCCAAGAATTAATAACTCGTTATTTTCTTTAAGTAGTTCGTCTGCCTCCTTCCAATGTGGAAGGTCGAATCCATGTCTATATGGGTCAAGTTTTTCTGCTAGGATTTTATCCTCACGCAGATTAAGCAATTCCATGACTTTACGCTCACCATGCTTTTCAACTAAAGTTTTTAATTCATCCTGATTAGGTACAATCAGAATAGGATGAGGCGTAGGCTCAAAAGACATTATTGTTAGCCATAAATGGAGCCTTGAATTGGGATTGAACCAATGACCTACGGTTTACAAAACCGTTGCACTACCACTGTGCTACCAAGGCAAAAGTTCATCTTGCTTCCTGATGAATCATAAAATCAGTATCATCTGGGGGTCTAATCTTATTTTTATTAAGCCAGTCTATGCGATTTTGAGGGTTTCTGTCTTTAGGAGCCAAAGCCCTATGAACATCAGCAAAATTATGATATCCTTTGCCTCTATCTCTATCGCTAAAATAAGCGGCAGTAAGTGCTGGGTTAACATCAGGATTTTTGTACTCTGCTGGATTAAAAAGATTAACTGGTCTGCCTAGCATTTTAGTAAGTTTCTCGCTGTACTGTTTTTTGTTAGCATCACCAGTTAATTGAATAGCACCCATTCCACCACCGCCTCCTTTTTGCATGGCAGTTCCCTTTCCACCACTTTCAGCCATTATGCTCCAAAGAACATTTTTAATCTCATCATTTTCAAAACCATGATTTTGAAGAGCAGTAATATATGGAGATGACCAAGCATACCTATCAACTTCCTTTGGATTATTAATCCAATCAGCCATTTTAAAAGTAGGCTCACCTTCTCCTGAATTTTGCAATTTTTGATTATCAGATTCCATAAAGAAATATAAATTCTATTGGGTTAGGGTACTCTTCGTCCTCTTCTTCATTATCAGGGTCTGGAGTTCCTATTGACACTTAGAAGTTCTTGCCTTTGTAATTCTTTTTGCCAACACCACCACGACCCTTAGGAAGACCATTCATGGGTGTCTTGGCGTTAGTCTTGTACTCAGGCTCAGACTTCATCATCTGCTCCATAGTTTCTTTCTTATTAGATTCAGCCTTTTCGTGCTTGTTCTTCTTTTCGTGTTTCATATAATTTGTATTAATATTTGCCATTGTACCTTGGGTGTTTAACAACACACCAGCGAACTCCGTCCCATTTTATGTGTACTTCCATTCCAATGCCAAATTTTGTGTTATCCCGACAAATGACATGGCTTTTAATTCCGTCAATAAGAACTTCTAGGACTTTTGGATTTCTGAACTTACTACAAACCGTACCAATTTTAATTTCAGGAATTGCAATTTCCTTTACATCTTTAATTCCTAGATTCTCTTTGAGTTTTAAAATGCCATCGTCAGTCCAACTGACTTCCCAAAGAATCTTTGGCTTCTTAGACTCAACCCTTAGCCAATCAGTCCCCTCAAGATAAGAACTTCTTATCTCCTTCATAAAATCTCTTGATAGACCAAGAGCGATGCATAATTCCTTTTCTTTCATAATAATAATATAGTTAAGTGGGTGCGGCTGGATTTGAACCAGCGTTTCTTCCGTTATGAGCAGAGTGTTCTGACCTTTGAACTACACACCCTAATTCGACCCTCAAGGAATCGAACCTTGATAACCCGCTTAGAAGGCGGGTGTTCTATCCGTTGAACTAAGGGTCGTAATTGAACTGGGTTAAGGAGTTGCACCTTAAATATCCTCATAAGGCATTAGTGCAATGCTTGGAACGGCTTATTTGGAGTATCTTTCGTAATCGAAAGCCCAGCAAATTCAATGAACATTTGCACTGTGCTACCAATTAACGACAAGTCAACTTCCATTTTAGGATATTAATAATTACTTATGTCAGCCATTAGAACTACTACTAGCCTAAACATTCGGAAGACAACGACTTGACAACTTCTATCCCGCCCCCCTAATAACCCCCCTGTCGCTCCCTGCAGTCGCTCCTTTTTCAAAGCAGTCTGAGTTGTCTTTTTGGTGAAAAACAAATCCCTGAGTTAACCCGCTTGGTTTCAGGGTCTGGCCCATCTGGGACTCCCCCCCCCTCCCCCTTGGATTCCCTCAGGTTTTAGGTGCGTCTGGGGGGTGGGGGGGGGGGGGTGGGCTAGGGCTGGCAGGCAGGCAGGCTGGGCTCAGGCTGGGCTCCCTTTCTGATTGGTAAAGCCTGCAGGCTGGAACGGATTCAGCAGGGGTGTTCAGCAGGGGTGCTGGCAGGCGAATGGAGGCTGGCTGGGCTGGGCTTGGAGTCTGGGCTGGCGGCTCTGACAGGCTCCGAGAATGGCTGGTGCTGGGCTGGGCTGGCTGGAGGGGTCAGGCTGGGCAATCAGGCACAAAAAAAGGGGAGCCTTGCGGCTCCCCCTTCTGGCTTCTGGTTAACCCCAGAGGTTCCCTAGTTTCCTGCTCAGGTCTTGGATGTGCTTCGGTTCCTTCTTCATCCGCTTAACCTCTGCGGCCCATTCCTTTCTCCGCTGGGCCGCTTCTTTCTGGGACTGCTTCAGAGCGTCTGCCTCAGTGAATCCGAATTTCTGCCATTTGTCTACTGCCTCGGACTGCTTCTCCGCTTCCTGCTGGACACTCTGAAGCATTGCTCTGGCTCCAGCCTTGGCCTGCTCTGCCTTGGCCTGCTCTGCCTTCTCCTCTGCCCATATCGCCTTCTGGATGGAATCCATGAGGCTCTTGAGTTTGCGTCTCTGGTCTCTGGTTTCCTGCACATAGGTTTCCCATAGGATTCGGTTCGGGTCATTCATGCTCTGCGTCTGAACCATCTGCTGTGCGTCAGATTCCAGTTCCTGCTGTTCATGCCAGTCATGAGTCACTGCCTGCATCAGCACGCTCAGGGGTTTGATGTTGGACTGATTCGCAGTCTGCGATTGAGCAGGGGTGATGCTCGGAGATTCCCCAGTGTGTTTGGTTGCCACGGCTCCAGTCTAGTGAGCCAGTGCGTAACCGAGCAACGCAAAAAAAGAGGGAGCCTTTCGGCCCCCTCTCAGTTCGCTTCAGTTAGCAGTCTTCCTCTTCGTCTTCCTCTTCCTCTTCGTCTTCCTCTTCGTCTGCCTCTGCGTCATCTGGCAGTGGGCAGACATCCATGCAGGCTCCGAGCAGTGTGCTGTATCCGTTCCCGCTTCGCTTGGCTTCTGCCTCTTCCATCCTCGCCGCAATCTGCTTCAGCAGTGCATCATCTTCTGCTACCGAGCCGAAAGCGAGTTTGCTCAGGTTGTGAATCCGCTGGCTCACTCCGCTATCTACTCGCCGCCATGCTCTGGTGGCCGTGGAGATGATGGAGAAGATATTACCGTCTACCGTTAGCCAGTTAACTTCTGGGAATCGACTGCGAGAAATCGTGCAGTCTCCGATTAGATACATAACCAGCATCTGGGAGGTAGAGAGTTTAGACAGGCTCTCTGGCTGTTTTGCGTTTTGGGTCATGGCATGTTCATTCTAGAGGAATTCTTTAAGGCACTGCAAACGAAAAAAGAGGGAGCCTTTCGGCCCCCTCTCGGTTCGTTATTCGTAATGCGGCACGACCAGCGTCTGATGCTCCAGAGGGAGCGTCTCATTAAAAACCTCTGCGTCAACCTCTGGGACTGCACTGCTGATAGGGCGGGCCTGACGCTCTCCAATCATGTCCCCGCTGAATATGTGTCCCCATGTGTCTCTAGCGTACTGCCTTGCCTCTGCCCTGTCTGTGAATCTGGACTGCGGGAAGCAGGCGATGAATGTGTAATGGTCGTAGAAGCATCCACCTTCTGCTGGACTGAATTCCAAACGCTCTACGGTGTAGAATGTCCAGTAATTCGGTTCCCGATTCCGTGGCAGGATGTGTTGCTCTAGATGCCACTGGCATTCCTGCTTCCAGCCTTCGTCTGCCTTGTACTGCTCATCTATTTTGAAGAGCCGCAGAGCCTGCTCATTCTCCAGATATTTACCAAACCAGTCTGCGAGTGCTTCTGGAGAGCAACCATCTGCTTTCTGTTTTTTCATGAACAGAGAGAACTGCTCTGCTCTCTGGTATTCTGTCTGATGCTGTGCCTCAGCATGAGGGAGGAATGGGCGAGGTTCCTCGGATGGCCCTAGGTTGTTTTCAGTCATGGCATGTTCATTCTACAGGCTTACAGTAGAATCTTACAAACGAAAAAAGAGGGAGCCTTTCGGCCCCCTCTAGTTTTCACATCAGTAGGAATAACACTGCCACTGTCCAAGCGATTACAGTCCAGAGCAAACCCCATAGGGCCGCTATCATTTCAGTCCCCATGCTGGGACTCATGCTGTGCCTGTTGGATTTCATCCAGCCTGTCTCGGTACTGCTGGAGGAATGACGCACAGTCCCAGTGCATAGGCTCATGCTGAAGGCTTAATTTGTCTGCGTACTCGCAGATAGAATCCCATTCTACCTCGTCATCTGAACCTTGCTCAATCGTTACAGGTGAACCATCTGGCATGTACCGCACATCTGCCCATTTAACACTGACTGAACCGAAGGCAGGATGATAGAAATCCGTTCCCTTGATTGCCTGTTTGAAATCTTTCATTTCTGCCTGAACTTCATTCAGCATATCCTGAGCGTCTCGGATTCTGGAGCATAGGGAGTAGTACTGTTCATCTATTTTTTCTGCCAATCCTTCTGACGAATAAATCTTCGTCTGATTTCCAGCGGGGGAGACGCTGGAGTTATTAACCCCTTTAGGAATAGGTTCCATGCTGTCATACAGGCAGACGAAACGGAAAACACAAACGCAAAAAGAGAGGGAGCCTTTCGGCCCCCTCTCTGCTTGTTATCCGAATCGGATTTCTTTTAGGAATCCGTACTGCAGTACTGCATCATCTGACACTGCGTCTGCCTCTGTCGGATGCTCCCTAGTCACCAGCATTTCTGCGTACATCTTACGGAGCCATTCTGGATTTTCGCTATCGTTAACAAATGCTACCACCTTATCGTGCAACCAGTAGCATGTGATAGGCTGGTACTCAGTCAGGCTATCATCATCCTCTTCCCGCATCTTCGCATTTATCAGCAGTTCCATATACGGAATACCCTTCTTAGTCTGGTAGGATTTCACTCCAGCCTCATTATAATCCTTCCAGCCTTTTTCCTTAGGGTTTGCAGTCCAACCCCATGACTCGCCGCCCAATCCTCCGCACTCGATAGCACCGCTGACGATATACCAGAGATTTTCTGCGTAGTCCTCAGTCATGGGCTGGCTGATGCAGGTTAGGTTGATGGGAGTCAGGTTTTCAGGTTGTGTTAGTTTTGGCATAGGAATCAAAATGTAAGACAGAATTTAAAATATGGAAAGCAAAAAGAGAGGGAGCCTTTCGGCCCCCTCTCGGTTCGCATTCCTGATGGTCAGGCTTTAATCTGGCTTAGACCCTGACCCTTTAGGCATAGCAGAGCGTTTTTCATGTATGCTTCCGCAGATGTATCCTTGCCCTTGCTCGTACAGACTAAGGCATGATTGCGGCACTCGGTAGCATCTGCCAGCAGACGGTCAAGACGCTCCATGTGCCACTGATGGAGATTCTTTTGTCCCCTCATGCGAGAGCAACGCTGGTTGTATTGGCTAACCAGTTTATCCAGTTTGGTAGGCTTTTCGTTAGTGTTGATGACAGCAGGGGAGATGCTGTCTGATATAACCCCAGTAGGAATAGGTTCCATGCGAGTAATACAACGGAGAGCAGAGAGCAACACAAGCAAAAAGAGAGGGAGCCTTTCGGCCCCCTCTCTGATGCTTACCATCCTAATTTTTCTGCCAGTAGAATAATTTCACTGGCTGGGATAATATGACAACCTATCTGCAGATTTCCATCCTTAGACTCACCCCATGTGAACGAGCCCACTGCGATAGGCAAACCATCAACCTTTTCCTGCTTTTCTGTCTGTAGCACCTTATCCTTATGTCTCTTGAACAGAGCCTTGCAGAGAGTGGAGGGCAGTCTGGCTCCCCTGCTGGTTTCAATTTCATCATCCTTCTGTCTTAGTAAAACCTTTCCAACCCCAGTTCCTTGATAGAATTCCTTATTACTAATTTCCTCCCATGCTCTGATGATTTCGTAACGCTGATATCCTGCTTTTTTATATCTGCTTATGATTTCCTGCTCTAGACGCTCCAGCACATCCTCTCTCTCTTTCGACATTACTCCCCATGATTTTCCTTCCCTCCATCCTTCTGCTTCCTGAACCATTGTTTGCGTATATTCCTTAGAGAATGCTTCCAGAGTGTCCTTATGATATTCTGCTACTGCTTTTGTTGCTTTTAACCTTTGCTCCCTTTCTGCCATGCTGTCTCTGGTGCGTTTTGCGTCTCTGCAGATATAACCCCAGATGATTTTCTTGATGTTACTGAATTTATATTTTTTCTCTCCTTTGCAGAATTTCTTTCTGAAAACCTCGCACATCAAATAGTCTGAGTAGATATCCATTACCTCAGCGAAACTATATTTGCTTGCTCTAGGGTTGTTTATTTTAACCAGCATATCTTCCACCTTAGATGCCATATGCTTATAAGCATCATAACTAAATGTTACATATGAGCCCACATAAAAGACTAATGATGTTTGCTTGTCTTTTACTGTTTCCATTAACCCTTTTTCAAACGCACTGAATAATTCCTTAAAGTCATTAGACGAATCAGCATTGCATTCCAAATCTCTTAATTCACTCCTGAGCATGTGCGTACCGTAACTTAGTGCCATCGGTATAGAGTTATTTAACCATTTAAGATGCTTATTAGTGGTGACTGAATAATTTCTGGTAGTAACTGCAAAGCACCTTTGCCCATTGTGCCTGATGCGTTTGGCAACCCCAGTGCTGTAACTGAATAGGGTGCTTGCTCCGTTTGTGCTTTCCTCGCATGTGCTGACGCTGGCTGGACAGTGTAGAGCATGTGGATTGAAATTCGCCCATTCATGGACTAGAGACTGTCCAGACGAATAACTGTGCTTAACTCTCTTAGTGGTTGTGTTCATAGGATGTTTAACCTGTTAACTGGTAATACATTGTCAAGAGTCTTTCAGATATTTCTCCTGCAAAGAGTTATCCTCTGCCAGTTTATCTGCCACTGCATCTTCAAGCAGTTTGATTTCTGTTAGAGTCATACCCTGTAGAGGCTCCCCCTTTTGCTTTCCTTCAGGCTCATATTTGCTCAATTTAACATTATCAAACATGGCAATATCATATCTGTCATTGCCTTTAGCACCCCAGAATTCGTAAACTCCATTTCCTAAATCCTCAATAAAAACATCTGCCTTGCCAGAGCAGATGTAGATATTAGAGCCAAATTTAACTTTCAGATTTTTGAAACTGTGAATCATTTGGATTCCTCCTTTTCTGCTTCAATCAATCTTTCAACTGAAAGAGGAGAGCATGTAAAATAATCTCCCATAAGTTTAACCTGTAAGATTCTGATAGTGTATTTAGTTTTCCCGTTTAAATCTTCTTTTACATACCCATCTGCGGCTTCTTTTGCGGAATAATAAAGAAGGAGAGCATTTTTTGCATTCTGAAACTGATAATCCTGACAGAATACATCATGACCACTGAACATGTAAGCAAATATAATTTGATATCCGATTACTGAGTTTTTGTTTTTCATAGTAATTGTAATTAGTTGTTTTTTTGATATTTGCAGAAACCTAGAGAAGATGGAGAATTTGAGTTAAGCCAGTTACAATATTCTGCGTAATGATGGCGGTACTGTTGGGCAATCTGCCATTCAATACCATCAGGCTCTGCTTTATCCATTTTAGCCTGCCATTCATTAACTTTTTCATAGGCTTTAGAATACAGTAAATAGAAGTATTCATTTTCTGGTGTGAGTTTGCTCATTAAAGAATTTCTTTAGTGATGCTGTTAATCATGTTTCCGTGTTCATCATATTCCCAATCTGGGGAATCAATGTCGGGACGGTCTGCTGGCGAAATAACTCCATCAGCGTTAATGACATAAAGACCATTCTTGAGCAGTTCAATAATCTCTGCTGGCAAAGGCTTTAAGTCAGGTTTTTTATGTTGGTTAGGGTTGGGCATAGGGAGATAGTTGTAATACAGTTGGAGCCGCCGTCAAGCATCTATATAAGATTTATTTGCTTCCAAGCGTCCTGCTTAGAAATTCGTTATTGTTCAGGCTTGACATTAAACTCTCTTCCATTGGCGAAAGTAGTTTTTTGTCAGTTATCAGGCCATTGAATCCAATAGCATCAATGATGTTGCAGGACTCAAACACAGCCTCTGCACCAGTCTCAGCGTCTGTTTCGATTATGTAATTTGCTTTTCCATAAATAAGGTATTCCTTACCTCCATGCATAAGCCTAAAATTCTTTAAATCGTATGTGTACATAGTTAATTTACATCAATGATATCAGGGCTTTTATCGCCCTTTAGCATCTTATTGATATCCTCATGACTAATCCTAAGACGATGCTCTACTACAATTGTTGGAGCATCTTGAAGGGCCATAACTTTGTCTGTCATAATGGCTATGGCAAGAGGCAGTTGTCCTGCTGGAATATTTTCGATTTCTGCCAGCAATCTGGTAGACCCTTTGGATACTACCTGAGACAGCAATGAGGCTGTCTGCTTTTTCCATGTTCCTAGGTCAAACTTTCCAGCATCCTCTTCATCCTTTTTGATGGCTATAATGGCTGGCCTGCTTACTCCAGTTTCTGCGTTGATGGCTCTTGTTCCTACTCCATCCTGAAGAAGTTCCTTAACTTTCTCACGCTTGTCAGCAGGGATTTCCTTACCAGTACAACGGATTGAAGGGTTTGTGCTGAGTCTTTCTGGACTGGATTCGTATTCCATGATTCTGCATAATACATGTTGACACATGCATTGCAAGTAGCATCTTGCGACTTCTATGTATGAATTTTTACTCGTTTCAGCCTTTATTTTAATTGCTCTATTTGGGGTTATAAATTTCCTTGCATTTATTTTATTTGTTCTTGGTTTTGGAGATAAGGCTATTGCTTATCGCAAGAACATTCGCCGCTTTAAACTATGAGATTAAAGCCTAAAGATATTCCAGCATTCAGAGACCAGCAGGCTCAGGTTCAGGGTGGCAGATGCTGGCTCTGTGATATTAATCTGGATACGGTTGTAGCCTGCCTTGACCATGACCACAGTTCTGGACGCATCCGTGGGGTGCTATGCCAGAATTGCAATGGCATTGAGGGTAAGATACACAATCTGGCTCGTAGGGCTTCCAGAGGCAAATCTGTTGGCTTTTACATCACTGCTGTTCTTCGGTACTGGGAGCATCACAGCATGTATCCAAAGGATGAGGTTCACCCTACCCATAAAACTGCTGACGAGAAGCGTATAAAGCGGAACAAACAGGCCCGAAAAAGAAGGCTTAAGAAATCCGCTTGACACCTTGTGATACATTGGTATCACTGCTGGTCTATGACTAATCCAACCACTCCGTCCTACCCTGCGTCATTCGCAGGAATGAAGGACGCTGACTACCGCAACGCTCAGGGTCTGAGCAAATCCATGCTCACGCATTTCATGCGTTCTCCTGCTCATTACCAGCAGGCCATTAAGACACCTATGGAGCCTACCAAGGCTATGAACTTTGGAACTGCGTTTCATGCTGAGATGCTCATGCATCATCCTGAATCTTTTTATGCTATCCAGCCAGAAGCGGATGGTCGCACTAAAGAGGGTAAGGCCATTAAGGAAAAATTTGCTTTGGAGAATGAAGGCAAGACAATTATCAGTCAGGATGAAGGCGAGATGATTAAAGGCATGCGTGATTCTATCATGGAACACAGTCTTGCATCTAGCATTATTGAAAATCGTGGACTGTCTGAGTTTTCCATGTTTGCTAAATTAAACATCACAGGTTCTGATATTCTTTTGAAAGGAAGGTTTGATGCTTTCAATGAAGATACTGGAATCATCATGGACATAAAAACATGTGAAGATGCTTCACCTGCTGGATTTAAAAAGGCTATCATGAATTATAAATATGATATTCAAGATGTGCATTATACTTGGTTAGCAAAGCAGTTGTATAAGGTTCATAACTTCTTCTTTATTGCTGTAGAAAAAACTCCTCCATATGCTGTTGGTGTTTACGAAATTGGAAATGGAATGCGTAGGTATGCAGAAGAAGAATGGACTAATAAGATGTTCCAGTTCTCTGAATGTACGCAGAATAATATCTGGCCTGCATACAGCCAAGATTCTTACATCATAGAAGCATGAGCGAGCCTAAGTTCACAGGAGTCTGGATTCCTACGCTTGTGTTCAAGAACCAGAATCTCAGCATCACCGCAAAGGTGGTGTTTGGGGTTCTGGAGGGCTTGGATAATGAGTCTGGGTGCTTTGCCTCAAACTCCTACCTATCTGCCCACCTTGGCCTACAGGAGCGTCAGATTCGCAATGTCCTTAAGGAGTTGGAGGATGAGAATTTGATAGTCAGAGAAGAAATCAATGGACATCGTACCATTAGAACCATCATTAACATTTCTTTAGTGGAGGCAAAAAATTGCCTACCCCCTAGGCAAAAAATTGCCGCAGGGGGCGGCAAAAAATTGCCTACATATAACAAAGTAGATAATAAAGATGATAAAGATACAGGTACTAACGCACCTTGGGTAAGTCCTCTTCCATTTGAATCTGAAGCATTTAGCAAGGTTTGGCAGTCATGGATTGATTACCGAAAGCAATGCAAGAAGCCAATTAAGCCAGCGACTATATCTGCACAATGGGAGGAATTTAAGAAATGGGGAGAGGACAAATCAATCTTTGCAATTCAACAAAGTATATTGAATGGTTGGTTTGGAATCTTTGAACCAAAGAAGAACATTGGTAATTTTAAAGCAAAACCTTTAACCGCTGAAGACCACAATGAGTTCTGACCTAGCATGCCATTGTGGACGAAGAGGTGCATTATTTGCAAAGGATGACGGTAGCAATACTCTTGTGCGTTATCATCATTGCAGGGAGCATATGGACTCAGAGCGTGTTAAGTCTTCAGGATTAATTGACCCAGTATTTCCTCCATCTATGCCAAAGATTTTCTTAGATACTGATGTATCAAGACTTCATAACAAAATATCTGCTGTTCTTGATTGGAAGCCTGAAGGAGATATTTGTGGATTGCTCATGCATGGAACTACTGGAGTTGGAAAGACAAGAGGTATTTGGGAAGTTGTACGCAGGCTGTGGGTTGACGAGGCTCGTAAGGATAAACAACTTCAGTATATGTTTCTTACTATGCGTAAGTTTGAAGGAATGATTGAGCAGTCATTTGATGAGCGTAATCATAGCAAGATGATTGATAATGTCATTGAAGCAAAAGTTCTTGTGTTTGATGATTTTGGAAAAGAGAGACTTACTCAGCGTATGGCATCTGACCTTTTTAGTATTATTGACGAAAGAAGTATTAACAAGCGTTGCACTATTATAAGCACGAATTTCAATGGCTCTAGTCTTCTCGAAAGGTTTGACCCTAGAGACAAAGAGACTGGTGTAGCCATTATCAGGCGTTTTAAAGATTATTATAAAATAGTTGGTATGGGGCTTGACAATGCTCCAAAGACCTAAATATTCCACCCCGCAAGTCGTGGTTGTCATGCATAGAAAAGGGGGGTTGGCTTAAGAAACCAATCCCCCTCCTTTTACAATTGACAGTAATACGATTTTCTTTTTCCTCCAGTTTCCAATGAAAACTAAAAAACCACATATCGCCAAGAATTCCGAGTTCATGCTTACGGTACGCATGAGCAAAGACATGTTTAATTCCGTAACTAAGAAAGCCAGCAGGCTATCAATTACACGCTCAGACTTTGTTAGAAATACTTTGAAGTCTGCTATTGACTCCAAGTAAGACATGAGCATTCTTTCCTATATACCAATGAGTAACAACTACGAAAATACCAATGAAAACAAGGTCGAACTCTATATCGCCCTTGTCAAAGCAATCTCTGAAACTAAGGACATTGTTGCTGATGCAACCAATCCTTTTCACAAAAATAAATACGCAACGCTGTCTGCCCACCTGTCGGCACTCAAGCCAGTATTCTCTAAGCATGGTCTGGCTATTCTTCAGTTTCCTATTGGCAATGCTGACTGCGTTGGTGTACGCACCATCATCATTCACATCAGCGGACAAAGTATTGAAGCGGATGCTTGTATTCCTGCTGAGAAGGGAATGACTGGTCAAAATGCTGGTGCATTGGTATCCTATCTTCGCAGGTACGCAATCGCTGGTGTCTGCGGTGTCGCTACAGACGATGATGATGCAGAGACTGACCGTGTAGCCAAGTCATCGTACAAGCCAGCCGCTACGGTAACGCTAGGCACTACTAAGGCCAGCAAGTATATTCCTAATCCTAATGCAGAATCTGCTGTACATTCCAAAGGTTCAAGTTCAGCAGTAGCACCATTTGGTGATTCAAAAGGTGTTCCTTTATCTTCTCTTCCTCGTCAGTCTGATGACCGTAGCAAGAAGTGTGCTGACTTGAACTACTGGGCTAATGTTTGGGAGCCTCGTCCTTTTGGTGACACTGGAAAAGTTTCAGCAAAAGACCAGCAGACCAAAGCAGAGGCTGTCCGTCTTTGGAATCAAGATGCGGTTCCTGCACAGGAAACCATTGATGAAGTTCCGTTCTAATCTCTAACCACATATAACCATGGAAGCAAACTACTACAAATATCCTGCCAGCGAATACATCATCATGAAAGATGGTTCAGTCGCTCGCATCCTAAAGCCTACTTATCTTGGCAATCAGACTTATTATAATCTTATTCTTGATGGCAAGAACAAGCGTATAAATAAGGAACTTCTGATGAAGCCTTTTGAACAGACTTCTGTTGATGGAACACAGCCTTAATTACTATCATCCTAAGTCAAAAGGGATAACAGCACTTAAGTACGCAGTAAAGAAAACCAAGAACCGTAAGAATGCTGATAGCGTAACCATAACAATGGAACAAGCAAAACAGATTATCGAACAGTCCAAAGGATTTCATCCTGTAAACGGAATGTACACTCTTGACTCTAACTCAGTCAAGGGTGCGGCTGTTATACTTTCACTTAGTGCCAATGAATTGATTCAAAGATTGAATTGCAATATTCCTTCTAAGATTATGAATGATTTAGCACAGGCTAAAAATCAAATTAATGAATTAAAACATGCTGGAAATCTTCTTGTAATTGCTGGAAAAGATATGAATACAACTGATATTTATAGATGGCAGGAAGCAATAAAATCTTATCATGAGTAAACTTCTTGAAGCATATAGGATTGCATTAACAGAAAATCTAACTGCTAGACAGGCATCAATTAGATTCAATGTTAAAATGTACTCTATTGCTAAATGTAAAAACAGATACTCACTTCCTAAACTTAGGAGTCACTGGGATTTTTTAATTGAAGAACAAATGGATAAAATGACTAATGCTCAATTAATTAAATATGGCGAAGTTCTTTCATTAGATAAGAATTCTCCTAAATATAGAAATGGGTCATTCAGATTTGTTCGTGAACATCGTGTATATAATATTTTAATGAAAAAAAGAAAACTTAAATGAGCGAACAAGTCCGCAGGAAACTCAAGGTGGCAATGCAGGAAAACGCCCGCCTCAAGGTTGAAATTGAACGGCTGACCTTCGACCCTTTGACCTATTTAGACGACCAAGGCGAATGGATGCCGAGGCATACGCACCTTGCCGCCGTGGAACGCCTCAAGGCCGAACTGACTGATTTAAAGTCTACGGCTGACAAATCTAAAGCCGAGGTCGAGCGTCTGACGGAAGCGGGGGATGCGATGGCTTCCTCTATTCAATTTAATGAGGAGATGGCCCAAGATTACAACGGCCCGACCATCGTTCACCAATCCGTCCAAGCGTGGCAAGCCGCCAAGTAGGGCAAACATCCGTGAGCCTCTATCCATATAATGCAGGAAATATGACTATGACCATACCTATCGCCAAGTTTGCTGACCTTCACGATAAAATCAAAAGCAGAGATGCCGAGAACGCCCGCCTAAAGTCCGAACTGACTGATTTAAAGTCTACGGCTGACAAATCTAAGGCCGATGTTGAACGGCTGACGGAAGCGGGTGATGCAATGGTTGAAGAACTAAATGGTAGATATTTTGGAAAACAACTCATCAATGACTGGAACGCCGCCAAGGAGGGCGAAACCAAATGAGCAAACTAATTAAATTTGTAGCCGTGGGAGACAACCACGGAGATATGGTTGACAAGGATGTTGCATCCGAGTTCTACAAATTTCTTAAGTGGTTCGACCCAGACGAAATCATTCACCTAGGGGACAACTGGGACTTCCGCAGTATCCGCAGGGGTGCTGGTCGTAAAGAAGAAGACGAATCGCTTGTCGCTGATGTGAAGGCTGGCAAGGATTTTATCAGCCGTGTGCAACCTACTATTTTCTTAAACGGAAACCACGATGACCGCCTCGACCAAATCATCCACGGCTCTACTAGTGGTATGATGGTGGACTACTGCCACGACCTCAAGAACGACATCCACAACCATCTCAAGAAGAATGGCTGTAAGAAGATTTACGATTACCACGCTGAGGATGGCGTACACGCTCTTGGTAAGGTCAAGTTCGTACACGGATATACCTGCGGAACTCGTGCTGTAGAGGAACACGCTATCCACTACGCAGAGCCTCAAGGTGCTGTTATTATGGGTCACCTTCATTCTATCCAGCAGACCAACGCTAAGAAACACGGAGGGGCTGTTGGCTTCTCTGGTGGTTGTCTATGCGTCAAGACGATGGACTATAGTAAGAACCGCCTAGCCACCAGTAAGTGGGGGTCAGGCTGGACTTATGGATTTGTCCAAGGGTCGGATTGGAAAGTGTGGCAGGCTCACCGTGTTGGTAAGAAATTCATTTACTCTATCAAGGGACTATGAACAATTCTAAACTCAAAAAACTTCAAATGCTTGTCAACAAATGGCAAGTTGAAACTCCAGATAAAAACTTTTATACTGTTCGTCAGTTAGGTAAAATGTGGAATATAAATCAACGAACTGCTTCAACAAGAATTCAACGCTGTATTGAAGCAGGGTTAATTGAAGTAAAGAATTTTAGAATTAAATCTGGTATGGTTACTAGACCTATTCCGCATTATAAAATATATGAAGCATCTAGAAAGTAATCATTTAGTTTGTATTAAATGTAATACCATTTTGTCAGCCCCAGAAGGTGAGAATCAAAAGAATCAATGCAGATGTTCTAATCGTGCTTGGATTCGGAAACTTCCTGAGAAGAGTCTATGGGCTTATGGAGCGTTAGACCCTCAACAGATTCAGCGTGTGAAGAAGTTGGCTTAAGTGAAGTGAATACAGTATAAACTATATCACATATAACTATTACAACAGCAGAACCTATTACCCATTGAAACCAGAATGTATCAAGTATCCAACAAGATGAAACAGCCAGTCCTCCACCTATTGACAATACAAATCCTCTGAACTTCCAAGTAACTGGTGCAAAGGAAATTATTAACAATCCAAGTACAGCAATTCCAGCACCAACACAAGATACCATCCATAGAATTTTATCTTTTATTTCCCTTTGATTATTAGCCTCAACGATTTGCAAGGATATCTTTGCCTTATTGAGTTCGGAGTCTTTTTGTACTATTATAGACCTAAGAGTATCAGCATCATTATTTACTTTAATCGCTTCTTTTCTGTCTTGTTCAAGGGCAATGATGTTATCTGATGACAATATCTTTTTAAATCTCTCTGTCGTTTCGACAGACGGTTTCGAGATGGCTGACAATCTTTCGATTTGATTTTCGACAAGCCCTTTAGGAATTCCTTCAGGTAAGGTTTGAACCACCGCAACAAGGGCTGATACAGATTCTGAAACTTCTTTTTCAATCTTATTAATGTATATATCTTTTTCATTATTTTCAAGTATGATAGTAGTTGGTGCAGGAATAGATGTGCAACCAATTAATGTTACAAAAGAAAAAAGCATTATTAGTTTTTGAAAACTCATTTATATTGCTGAGTAAATTTATGTTTAACCCATTCAAAAATGTCTGGGGCAAGTGAACCAGCAGAAGCATATATAATGCTTTTTAGCATTGGGTCTATGGTAGAAGAGTTAATAGCAAAGTAGCACAGCGTACCTATAATTGCTCCAGCAATTACTTTTCTAATCCAAATAATAGGTTTAAACTTTTCCTCAGAGATAACCAGCCTAGCAAAAGCACCCAAGCCTCCTAGGACAGCCACTACCCATCCACCCTTTTTAAAATCTTCTGCTGTCTCAATCAGAGTTGGGTCTACAGGACTCATCGTTTAGGTTCCTCTCTTTGAACTCTACGCTTTGCCTGTTCTTCATTTTTGTAAATACCCATTAATTGTTTGTAAGGATTATATACTCTAAAATTACCATTCTGTTGCATGATTATCCAGCCTAACGCATTACTTAAACTTGAACCATTACTGTATGTTTCAGTCTTCCAAGAACGCCATACACTGATATCAGCCTTAGTGTAATCACGCTTAGGCATTTGTACAGGAGGCTTAGGAACCTTAGTAGGAACTACAGGAGGAACTACAGGAGGAACTACAGGAGGAACCTTAGGTTGAACTACAGGAGGAACTATAGGAGGAACTACAGGAGGTACTACAGGAGGTACTATTCTAGGTTTACCTGTTTCTGTATCAATAATAGGTTTTTTGTTTTCATCTATTTCAATTTTATTACCTTCAATATCTATTATATATTTAGTTCCATCTTCTTCTATATAAATCTTTTGTCCATCTTCAGTAACTTCATGAGTTCCTGTTTCTGTATCTACAACTGATTCATGCACTTCTTCCTGTACAGGATGTTCATCACCAGTAATAAGTTCATATCTTTGAGTGTTTTCATTCCACATTCCAGCAGTAACTGGATTTCCTTTATTTGTAAGTAGATGACTTGGAGAAACTTTTTTAATATCTCTTTTTAATCCACTAACATTTGAAACACTTTGTATAGATGTTTCTTCTAAAGATTTAGGTTTCATTACATCTATTTTAACTGAATTCATTCCTTCAAAACCTATTTTAAGTTTCTTCCATATTTGCCAATCAGATAATCCTTCAAGCGGGCTTTTTTTATTATTTTGAATAGACCATTCATTCATTTTTTCTCTCCATTCATTTACATGAATCTTTTCATTTGAATTAAGATATCCTACAGGTCTTTCTGGCAACTTATCATTAACACCTTTTTCATTTTGTAAATCTGTTAAAAGAATATCATTTGGGCTTCTTCTTCCAGCATCAAGAACATTTGTTATTTCATTTATTAATTGATTAAGTATTGTTTTTGTAGGCTTTGATTCTGAAGTTACAAATTGAGATACTGCCTCTGAAACTTGATAATTTAAATCACTTATATTAGGAAGTAATCCAGCCTTTATTTCTGGAGTTTCAAGTGATTTAAGTAATTCTGGATGTTCAGGAATAAGTGACCATTGACCCATTAACTGTGGGTCATTAAATAATGCTATTTGAAATTCAGCCGTAGATATAAGCCTATATACACTTGTTAATTTTAATTCTGGTGATTCAAGTTCAAATCCTTTTGTATTAAGAAATTGATTTAAATATGAATTAGTTGCTGGTGCATTTGCAGAACCACCAGTTCTATTACTAGACATTGCTTGCCTTGCATAATCCCAAGGAGAAGTAACAACATATCCTTTTTCCATATCACCTCTCTTTGAAGAAGGGTTTCCTTTTTCAGTATGAGTAGCCTTATTTAATATAATTCCTTTTGAAGTCCAAGCAGGTTCTATAGCACCAGTTTTTTCATTTTTAATAAATGTATTTTTAAGCATCAATCTTTGCAGTGCAAGTATTCTTGCAAATGCAACTTCTGATTTTGGAAGAGTTATTCCATTTGCAATTCTTAATTCAGTTTTAGATATAAATTCATCAACTCCTCTTGCCCATGGTTGTCCTTTGAGGTTAGAACCTTTGTCGGGATTATCATTATAAGTAAAAAGAAGATTTTTAAGTTCTGGATTAGCACCAATTGCATGTGCTTCAGCCTGAGCCAATAAAGAATGACCCATTTCTTCAAGTGCTGTTCCTTCAAATGAATGACCAGATAAAGCCTGAACTCTTCTTTTGTATTCACTTCCAGAATAATCACCTATGTTGTATTGGCTTTTTTGTGCAATCCAAGCCTTATCAATTAACTGTGCTAGATTAAGATGAAACGGTTGATGGCTCTTTCTTTCATTTACTACAATTTGAGCAAATCTAAATTTAGCATCTTTTTCCTGTTCTTGTTCAACGCCATCTTCTGCTTCTTCATCTCCAGAAATTCGTTGTGTTTTTTTCTTTTTTTCTTCTATTTCAATTTTATTACCTTCAATCTGTTTTTTAAGATTTGCTGCTTCTCTTATTGATTCTGGGTCTATTGATTCTACAAGTTGTGCATATCTTTCCTGAAGTGTTGATTCTCTAGTAACCCTTTCTTCATATTGAGTACCTACTGCAATATCTTTTATTCCTCCATGCCAAGTCTTTCCAGAATTAATATGAACAGGAAGACTTAACTGATTATCTTCAGCCATAGCCATAAGATATTTTGCAATCTTGCTATGATAATCATTTACAACATTAGGATGAACAGAATCACCCATGTCTGTAATATATTTTAATATATCTTTAACAAGTACGGTTGATTTTTTCTTTTGATGATAATCTAAATATTGCCAAAGATTATTAACTCTTGGATTAGGAACTGTTGCAAATGGGTCTTTAGTTCCTCCAGCATGTCCAACTAAACTTTCAAATAAAGTAGGGTCAAACTGCCTTGACTCTATACCAGATGGAAGGTTATATTTTTCGTAAGTTTTAAATGAATCTTTAAATGTTTTATATTCTAAACTATCTGGAGAAAGCATTGATTCTTCACCTCCAGCCTCATGCGGAGAATAACGAGTATTAGGGTCTAGTTCATTTCTAACAAAAAGAGAGTTCTGTTGTTCTCTAAGTCTATGCTCCATTACCATTCTATCTACAGTTACATAATTTTTTGCCGCAAGTTGTTCAGCCTGAAATCTTGAAAGTCTAGTAAGGTCTGGAAGAGTATAATATTTATCTCCTCTTATTCTTTCATTTGCTTCAGACGCAGGAATTGTTTCAAAAGATTTTTGTCCTACTTCGTCTTCAACTTCTCTCATTAATGAACCAAACATCTTTCTTCTTATTCCAACAGGTTCTCTTCCAACAAGCATGCCATCCATATATTTAACATTACTAGCCCTTAGCCTTTCAGCCATTTCAGAATAAAGAAGTTTGCCAAAACCTTTTCCTGTAAACTTAGGATTATCAACTGTAGAAAATCCAATAGTTGCGGCATCTTTAAAACGGTCTATATTTGCAGATATTGTAGCAAAAGAACTTCCATTGCTTCCATCCATATCAGGATGATGAAGTTCTATCTTTAATCTATAAGGAGAATTTTGAACAAGTTTAATAGTAAGTTTTCCGTCTGGGTCTATCTTGTCTTTATTTAATTCATGAAATTTTCCTAAAAATGAACTTTTCCATTCACTTGATGCTAAATCATATTTGCGTCCAAATTCACCTGTCTTATCTCCATCATTCATATTAGATGCAAGAAGAACACTTGAAGGTTCTTTCGATGCTATCTTACGCATTGCTTCAGCCGCATCATGAGATGTAGGGAATCTGCCTATTTTATTTCCGTTTTCATCAAATGCATCAGTTTGTCCACCTTTGTATTGAATAGCCCTAAAGCCAGAAGGATGCCAGAATGTTCGTCCATTAGATGTTTCTTCACTATGCATCTCATTTGGAGACCAATTGCGAACTAAATCTCTATAAGCATTGGCATGCGTATAAGGAAGACTTTGTGACCTAACACGAACATTTGTCATTCGGTTAAGACTAAAATCAAATACGCTAGACATTGAATTTCTTTTAATCTCAGCAAGAGGAGAATTCAAAAATGTATCAGCCTCTCCTTTTGCAAGACCAAGAGCCTGATGCATTACATTTCTTCTGTCTTCACCTAAGCCATCAGTCCAAAGTTGTGCAGATGGAACTCTATCAGCATTAACAGTGCCATCAGGATTAAATGCATTTTTAGATGCATTTTCAAGATATCTATAAAAATCAGCCTTAAATTCTGTAGAGTTTCCATTCCAAAGTTTCTGAGTATTAGTGTCAGCCCACATATTATTCAAACGCAGTTCAATAACTTTATAATCAAGCATGTTAGCCTTGAATGTATAATCTCCATCTTTGCTAATGGCTATATCAAGACCATACAATAATCCAGTCCTAGATTTAAATGGAACATTCTTTCCCCATATTCTTGATGGATTATTAACATCTCCAGCCCTTTCAGCAGTCACTCCAATGCCACCAAAATCAATTAGATTACCTTTGATATCTCCAGAAATAACTTTCTGAGCCATCTTAAGTTTGTTTCCAAACTCTCTACTCATATGTCCAGAGTTAATCATTTGGTCAACAAGTTCATCACTAAATGGCCCTCTTATCACTCCTTCACCATCAGTAGTAAATGTACGAAGATTATCAGGAACACCTATAAGCATCTTATAGATATTCTTTCCTTTAATCTTATTTTCTTTAGCAATTTGTGCTTCTGTGTTATGCCTATAAGTTCCGTCAGGCTGTTTTGTAAATACACCATCAAGTCCATTACCATCTATAAATCTTTGTCTGGCATCTTTAGACAAAGCATTGATATCAAAAACTCCAGTTTGATTTACATGCCTTTCAATTTTAAGCATATCTTTAAAGAATCGTTCCATAGCAGGATTGATAACTCTACTACCCCTATAAGGTTTAAATACTTCATCAATAGGAACAAGTCTTTCTATGCCATCTTTATCAGTATATGTTCTGTTAAAATCAAATTCAGGATGGCTGAAGTTCATTCTATCTCTCCAATATTCAGTCCAAGAAAGATTTACATTTTCTAAAACTCCACGAATTCCTGGCAAATCTCCAGCATGATATAGCCAATCTATTGGCTTATTCATTACTAGGTGAGAGAAATAATATGCACCAAATTCTTCTGCAAGATGTTCAAGAAGCGGTCTTCCACCAAGTTCAGCATCAGCAACCATTTGACCTCCTTCAGTCCATTTATCTTGAGCCATCTGTAGACGCTTTAAAGCATCAGCATGTGCTTCAGGATTTTGACTAAATTCAGCGTCAATATATCTTCTGAACATATCATTGACTTCATTCTGTTTTATAACGCCTCTTTGAATTTCATTACCAGCGTTATCCCTTTCGCCAAGAATTCTGCTTTTAAGTTCAGAAACATAATAATCTTTCATTACGCTTGTGCGTAGAATTGAATGCAAAATTTCGTGAGGAAGAGTAGCCCTAGATGCATTATCTGCATTGATATGTATTTGCACAGAACCATTAGCACTGTTTTCAACTACATATCCATTGTTATGTTCAAATGTCTTTTGGCTTAATGGCATATCTCCATCAGGAAGAATAGTCATTCCATCATACTTTTCAGGGTCAAGTCCTTTGCTAAGAAGAAACTCTTTATTTCCTTCATTAGAACGAATATGAATAGATGTATCAGGATGTACTATATCTTTGGCGGCAAGGATTCCATCAAATGAAAATCCTTTTGCATTTGCCCATGTTTCTGCATTTCTCCACATGTTAGCCTGAGCAGGAGCAATTTCATCAAGACCTCTAAGTACAAACTGTGCTTCAATGTTAGTACGCATCTTACGAGTAGCACCAAAAGCATCAGAAGCCAAGCGTCCAGTAGTAGCACCAATAGAACCTAAAGCCAGACCAGCACCAGCACCAGCGGCGGCTCCTTCAGTTCCTTCACTCCACCAACCAAGGCCAGCACCAATAGCAGAACCTGTAAAAGCACCCTCTGCTACATGTGTTCCGTAATCTATAAGTGGGTCAAATCCATTTACAAGTTTAAGCAAGGCTCTTGCCTGAGGAGATATTTCAACACCTCTTTTTGCTGTCTCATTTAATGCTCTTTTAGCATATGAAGCCAAACCACGCTCTCCCTGAAGAATCTGGTCTCCAATAAGACCAACAGCCTCTCCTATGCCAGAAGCGGCTACAGAAGCCCCATAGGTGGCAGTACCAACCCCTACAGTTGCAGAAGCATATGGTATGCTATGTCCCAATGCAGAAGCACTAAGACTGCCCACGCCAGCGGCTTTAAGGCCATTTCTGAAGTCATCTTTAGATACTCCAGCAATAGCCTCAAATCCTTGACCAGCCTTTTCAGCCGCATAATCAAGAGTTCCTCTTGTTGCTTTTCCTACAAATTCAATAGGAAATCCAACTCCATATTTAAGTCCACCGCCAACAACAAGAGCCTTAAGACCCTGTATTTTAGCAGATACAAGCATAGCCTTTTCGCCAAGACCAACAGCATGTGCGGCTCCGCTTGCAATCCCTCCAAATGGAATGAACCAAGAAGGGTCAGCAACATAAGAAGCGGCCTGAACTACATCATTATTAAGAAGGTCTTTATCTTTTATAATAAGACTTGTTTCACCTTTTTCAAGTTGTCTTCCTTCTCTTAGGAAATTTCTAGCATCAAGAAATTCACGATAAGCCGCATCACTATTTTCTTTAACTCCATTTAATGCATTAAAAAATCTACTTTGAGGTGATGTTGAATTAGCACTTTGTGCAAGAATTCCATACATCATTCTTGTTGATTGACCAAAAGCCTCAACAACGCTAGGTGCTAATTTATTGGTTATATCTGATGGATTGTTAGCAAGAGAACTTCCTGCTTTTGCAAATTGTTGATATATACTTCCAGCCGCACCAGACAAAGAATCAAATACATCTGTTTCTTTTGTTTTGTAAAAATCATTTAACTTTATCCAATCTTCTTTATTAGGGTCATATACTTGCCCTGCTTCATCAGCGGAAAGCATGTCCTTATAAATTTCTCCACCGCTTTTAGGGGCAGTTATTTTATCATAAGCATCTTTTCTTTCTTCCTGTGGAAGAGAATTTATGTAAGAATCAACATCTGGATTTCCAGTAAAAACTTGTCCTCCAATGTTATTATTATTTACAGGTTCTTCACCCTGAGGACTAGCATATATTTCAGCCATTATTTTTTAAGATTTTGTAGATAGCGTTCTCTTGCCGCCATTATATCGGAAGATTTATCCTTAGGAAGAATTACAGTCAAACCAAAAGCCTGAGGCTTTGTAATAATCTTTTGTGTAACATTGTCACGCAATTGATTATATTTAGCCCTTGTTGTGCTTTTAAGAGAGAAAAAATCTGTAGGGTTTTGAACTATATCTTCAAGTAATTTTTGCTCATAATCAGATACATTACCAACACCAATAAGTTCTTTTCTTAAATTTCCAGCAAGTTCTCTTGTTAATTGTAATGCAGTACCTCTTTGCTCAGGACTTAAAGAAGCAAATTGAGTTTCATTAATTTTTTCAAGTTTATCAATAATTGAAGTAGCATTCAATATATGTGTATATTCTTCCCTGAACTTTGAAGCATCAGCAGGAGAACCAAAAGAACCAAGACCACCTAGTTTAACTGGGCTTGTAGATATAAACTGTGTAGGAACATAATCTCCATTTGGAGTAAGTTGACCAAACTGAACAGCCTTGTTAGCGGCTAATTCATGAGGTTGCATCCCAGAATGGCTCATTTGTTTCCATTCTTTACCATCAAAGAACACTGCACCATAGGGAGTATTTCTAAACTGCAAAGATTCTTCAGGATACATCTGCTTATACATATCATTAAACGAAGCAGGAAGATACCCAAACTTTTTAATAAGATATTGTTTAAGTTGTGTTTTCTTTTCTTCAGCACTTAAAGTTTCTGGAGTCTGTAAATTTCCTAGTACTTGAGGTCTAACATAAGTATAATCGCTTACACCAGTGCCAGAATCAACAGTGTTATTTTCAGGAGGTTTTTGATAAGCAGGATTTATCGTAGAATCCTGACCAGAAAGAACCTTTGGATAAATGTCGTTAAGAAGCATATCATGATTAACAAGCCTTGATTTTAACTGCTGTTCAATTCCAGAAAACCCCTGTTGTCTAGATTTCATATCGTTAATCTTGTTATCAAGAGTAGCCATGATTCTAGATTTTTCAAGAGAAGTCATATCATCTTTAGCACCTAGTTCTTTTGCAAAAGGAATTCCTCCAGCAAATCCATATCCAGTTCTTAGTTTTCTTACATCTGTAAGTGCAGAATTTATTTCTGTTCTTATTGTTGCATCATAAATATTATCAGGAACATCTTCTTTTCCACCTTTAACCATTCCATTAACAAGAGCAGTCCAGAAAGCACCTCTTGCCGCTTGAGTTCCAACTTTTGCAACAAGGTCAGCCTTTTGAGCCGCAGTAAGACTTGCTTTAATAAGTCCACCTTCACGAAGTGCAGAATCAATAGCATTTCCAAGAAGTTCTTTTTTGCCAGCAGATGAAATAGTCTCATTGCCAATTTCAGCAACTTTAAGATATCCATCATATTCCTTTTTTGCATTAGCGGCAAGTTCAGCAATTCTAGTTTCTTGTGCCATTCCTTTCATTCCTTTAATTGCCTGAACTCCTTGTTTTAGTCCTCCACCAAGTTTAGCACCAGCACCAAACCAAAGTAAAGCCGCATCAGCACCTACTTTTGTAGCAAGTGCAATATCAGGATGCATCATTGCAGATTGACCTATGGTATTATAATCAACCATAGAGGAATCTCCTTTTGCAACAGAATCTCTCATTGCCTGCAAATATCCAATAGCAGGTTGAATAGAACGCTTTTGAGAATCAATATCACTTAGTCTTTCATATGTGCTGTCTTTTGCTATCCTGATTTTTTCTTGTTCAGGTTGCGTATAAGAACTAATAGGTTTTTGTGCAGATACTTCAGGAAGTTTAGCACCAGATGCAATAGCACCAGCCTGATTACCCATAGCAAGTCTGCTAGGAGTATTTACTGGAAGTATGTTAAGAGGAACTTGTGTTGCATCATATTCTGAATCTACAACTTTTTCAGGAGATATTTTAGAGGCATTAACATCTCCAGTATAAGAAATGTTTCCTTCAGTATCTGTGCTAAATTTATTTATGTCTGATTCACTAGGCCCATTTTCACCTAATGCACCTTCATTGCTATTGTTTTGATACTGTTCAATACCCTGAGAAACATCATATGGTTCTGGTGGAGTATAATTTTTATTATTAATATCAACTTGTTCTTTATTTACTTTTCTAGGTTTAAAAATTTGAACTCCTTCTTTTGGTTTAGGAACTCCTACGCCTACTGCATCTACTGATAAATCAATTTTAGTACCAACTTTTATAGTATTAGGATTGTAACCTTGTGCAATCATTGCTTTTGCAACCCATGTAGTACTTCTTCCTGTTGCATTTGCAATCATAGCAGGAGTATCTCCTTTTTTAATTGTATACAAAGAATCTGAATTTTCAGAAGTTGACTCAGAAGCATTAAGATTACCAACTAAATAAGGAGGTGCTATATTAGTTCTAGTCTGTTGGCTTGGGTCAGTATAACTTCCACTTTCAGCAAGAACCCTTCCAAGTTGAGTACGCTTTGTTACAAGAGATTTAAGAAGAGAAATATCAGATTCATCTTTAAGCCCCCATTGTTTTGAAAGTTTATCTTGAAGAGCAATTGCCTGAGAATTTGTTTTCTTAAATTCATTGTACAGTTGCAAACTTTGTTCAGAACTAAACTTAGGAGCAGGAGCCTGTGCTATAACTGCAGATGTACCTAAATTAGCAGTAGTTCCTGTCTGTTGCATTGAAGGCAGATTAATGTCAGGAAGTCCTGTTTGAGCCGCAGGGTCTCCTTGATAAGAAGTAGCATTAGTTCCAGAATTAATAGCACTAGAAGGTAAAGGAAGTCCAGCAGGAGCAGATTGAGGAGAGCCTTGTCCTTGAGCCCATTCATTGTCTCTTGCATTAGAATAATATCTATCAAACAACGACATTGGATGATTAGACAATTCGCTGTTATTAAATTCATCAACAGAGTTAACATTTCCAACTAGGTCTAAGGAATAAGCCTTAGCCTGAGGACTCATTTTATCATTTGAATTAATAGCATTAGGAAGATTACGCTTCCAATTATCTACATATTCCTGTTCAGCAACAGGTTTAGCACCAGCAGGAAGTTTAGATACCTGATTGCGATAACTATTTCTTACAGATTGTTCATTGTCATTAAATGACATTCCATTGCTCCATCCTTCAGCCTGACCCATTGCAGATGTATTTTGAACACCAGTTTCAGGATTAAATTCACCAATGGCTCGTCTTTGCTGACTTGATTTAATTTGTTCATATACACCTAAATCTCTATTGAACTCACCCCATGTAGCCTTAGCCTGATTTAAAATGCCAAGTCTTGCAGGAAGAGCCTTTGTTTTAACAGAAGAAAGGTCATTAACAAGAGGGTCTAGATGATGTGCAAATTGAGCATATTCTGGGTCTGACAATAGCATCTCTTGCATTGAAGCAATATGATGAGACATAGCATCAGCATCAGCAAGAGACTGGTCATTCAGTGCTGAATTTTTATGATATTCTTTAATTCCTTCAGCAAGATTTAAACCAAAAGCCTGTATTCCTTGTTGATAATTTCTGCCTATATTAGCACCAGCCTCAGACATTCCTGAGACTGGCTGAATGCCATTAGTATACTGTTGGAAATTAGAAGCCATAAATTATTTACCTTTGAAAGTCATTCCATATTGACCTAAGTAAGAAGAAGGGGAACTTGAAAGCCCAGCACCTATAGCACCACCAGCAACTGTACTAGCGGTAGTTCCACCTAGTATAGAGCCTAGTGCTGGATTTCCAAGGAAAGCACCGCCAATAGCACCAGCCATTCCCATAAGTCCACTGGCAAATCCAGACTGAGCCTGAGCATTAGCCATTTTTGCTTGCATCTCGTTTTGTTGATTAGCAGAAATAAGTGAAGCGTTATATTGAGATTCTGGCTGAAATAGCATACCTTGATTTAAAGCACTATAACTAGAAGATGCTTGATTCATAAGACCATTAGCAGAAACAGCATTCAATTGGTTCATCATAGGAACTCCGTATTGATTCATTGCATTCCCTTGTCTTTCAACTCCCATATTATAAGCAGTGCTTGCATTAGCCAAAGCCTGTTGCTGACGCTGTTGACCCATGTTATAAGAGTTAAGAACTTCTTGACCAATAGCCTGATTACCAGTAAGTCCTCTAGCCGCCATAGCCGCCCTAGCAGATTGCTGTGATTGCTGTGTCATCTGGGCAGTTAATCCAGTTCCAGCATTCAACTGTTGTTGTGCTGTATTCTGAATTCCATTAAACAAATTATTAGTATTAGCACCTAGGCTATTTGAATAAGTCTGACCAGCGGATTGTCCAAGATTATTATATATAGAATTCTGAGAACCAAGCATTTGACTCTGTAAACCTTGAGATTGATTAATAGCCTGACCATACATAGTTCCAATAGAGCCCATCTGTCCCATAAGCCCCTGCTGTTGCATCTGTTGATACTGAGGAACATATTGTCTTTGAAGACTAAGAAGTTGATTTTGAATTCCACCTTGTGCGTTTAAAGCAGAAGACATTTCCCCCTTATAATCTCTTGCTTCAGGGGCTTTTATTTCAGATGATTTTCCCATGTTAGGAAATTCCTTTCAATGTTTTCATATAATTATTAGTAAGTTTTTTTGGTTTATTAAAGCGTATCATCCATTTGTCTTGATTTTCCCAGTTA